CTAATGACGCAGCTATGGCCGAGATTGGCACTTTGGGGGTTGCTAACTTAGCGGTAGATACTAACGCGACCATTAGTGGAAATGCTACAATAACAGGAAATATTGATGTTGACGGCGTAACTAATCTTGACGCGGTAGATATTGATGGCGCAGTACAGCTAGACTCTACTCTCACCGTTGGAGCCAACGACCAAGGCTATGACGTTACACTGTACGGAGATACTGCGGCTAGAAATGCTACGTGGGACAGCAGCGCCGATAGCTTAATATTTACTGATAATACCAAAGCTGTCTTTGGAACAGGTAGCGATGCGTCGATACTTTTCGATGGCACTGATATGAAGGTTGGCGCTACCGCAGGGCATTTAGACTTATTTACTTCTGAAGTAGGTTCCTCGGTACGGATACTAGGCTCTGGAGAGTCGTTAGCTGAGTTTACCGATGATGGGGATGTAGACCTATTCCATAACGGTACTTTAAAGATGTCAACAACCGCGACAGGAATTTCAGTTGCGGGTTCTGTTGTAGATAACCTCACCAGAGGCTCTATAAAGGTTGGCAACAGTTCTGGCGTGTTTGCACCTTTAGCCAAAGGAGCCGCTAATACTGTTCTTACTTCGGATGGTACAGATTTGTCATTTGTGGCGGCATCTGGTGGTGGTGAGCAGACATTCACAGCAACAGGCGCTATTTCGGCTGGTAACCCAGTTGGATTTAATGCAAACGGCACAATTTCAGTTATGCAACAAATAGCTGGGCCACCAGCAGCACTTGGTAGTGGCGCATCCGCCGTCAATGGGGGCCGTGTGCCAATGGCATATGATACCGCTTTAAATAAATATTTGCATGTTTTTATTGGCACAAGTAACCGGATGTTTGCGCGTGTTGGTACAGTAAGTGGTTTTAACATTAGTTTTGGCACGGCAGTCGATTCGGGAATAGTAATGGCTTACCCAGATCGAGGACAATTGCATCTAGTATATGATGATAATGCTGAAAAATTTGTAGTTTCATACGCTGGTACGAGTAATCGCGGTTATGCTCGTACTGTAACCATTAGCGGCACTAATTGTAGTTTTGGAACAGAAATTCAAGTTTACGCCGCCACTACATACCACACTGAAGTGGCCTACGATTCAAACGCAAATAAAGTTTTGTTTATAAACGCTGGGAACCAAGATACCCCCAGAGGGCGAGTTGGTACAATAAGCGGAACTAACATCACGCTTGGTGCAGAAGCCAATTTTGGTGGATCGGGATTGTATCCGCAGCCGGGGTCACTCACATTTGATTCTACCGCAAACAAATTTGTATGGGTATACGGTCTAGGCGGCGCAGGTAGTACGGTACAGGCGCGTACTTTCACGATTAGCGGTACAAGCGTGTCGGCGGGTACAGCGGCGACCCTAACATCGGGTGGTCAAGGTAACCGAATACCTACTGCTGTATATGATCCATCTATTAACAAAACAGTCTCTTTTTATTCTGTTAGTGGCCTCAAATTTAGACTTCTAACAATAAGCGGCACTAGCCTTACTCAAGGCACAGAAACCGCCCTTAATTTCACCACCAGCTTGGGTCCAAGTACTCCGGGAGGAGAACTTGTTTCTGTTTGTGTGAACCCAGATACTGCGGGACTTATACTATGCTATACTACTGGAACCGCAGAAACGAGGATTACACCAGCTAAATTTAATGGTGCTAACATAACGCTTAGTGGAGAAATTTTTGTTAGTGCTTCTAAAAAACAAGGTGGTATAATGTATGACCCCGACACAGATGGACCTATTGTAAGTACGATTGACGAGGATCAAGTTATTAGCTTGGCTAACAATGGCGTTAGGCCAAAATTTGTCGGCGTAGCGGCAGAAAATATTTCTAATGGCGCAACGGGCAAAGTTACGATTATTGGAGGGGTTAATGCTAATCAGAGCAGTTTAACTGCGGGTTCTCAATATGGGATACCAGTAAGCTCTTCATCGTTAGTTGCAACTGATGTTGATCCAGTTGGCATAGCTATTAGTTCAACTAAAATATTCATTCGCGCAGTGCAGTTGTAGGAGTAAAAGATGATGAACGAAATGATGACTGATCTGCCATTTGATGGCGATACCGCTGAATCAGCAAGAGCATACCGCGATGAACTGCTTGCGCGATGTGACAATAGAGTTTGGCCTGACCATATTCCTGATGCGTGGCGCACGTATAGACAAGCATTGCGTGATGTTCCAGCACAGTCGGGGTTTCCCGCAAGTATTACATGGCCCGTTGAGCCTAGCTAATGCCAGATATAAATGAGCGTGTGTCCGCGTAGTTTTTCAAAGGTGATATATGCCGTTAACAAAGCTACAGTTTAAGCCCGGAATTAACCGAGAAACCACTTCGTATAGTAACGAAGGCGGCTGGTTTGATGGCGATAAAGTTCGGTTTCGCATGGGATACCCTGAAAAAATAGGCGGGTGGGTACGTCAGTCTATCTATAATTTCTTGGGTATTTGCCGTGCGTTGCATCCGTGGGTTTCTCTTGCAGGCGAAAAATTTATTGGTGTAGGTACGTCACTTAAATACTATATTAACGAAGGTGGTTCTTATCAGGACATAACTCCATTACGGGTTGCTTCTTCTGCGGTTACCTTTGGTGCGGGTGCTGACACGATAGACGGCAATATTAATTCTTCCGTGAAATCTATCGTTTTAGATAGCGCCGCAGGTTTTCCGACAGGTGGCGGTCTTATTCTAATAGGTACAGAACAAATACGGTATGTAGGTATTACCAGCGCAACGTTAACAAGCTGCACTCGCGGTGTTAATGGCACTACCGCAGCATCACACTCAAACAATGCCCCTGTTACTTGCGCAACATTGTCCGTCACCGACGCGGACGGACACGGCGCACTGGTAGATGATTTCGTTACTTTTTCGGGAGCGGCATCTCTTGGCGGGGTTATTGTTCCCGCAGTGTTAAACCAAGAGTATCAAATTACAAAAGTTGTTTCTTCCACAGTTTTTCAAATTGAAGCTAGAACAGCGTCTTCTATTTCAAGCATAACTACAACCGTAGGTTTAAGCCCTGTTTTTGTGTTTGCCAGCACCGGCGACAACAGCAACGGCGGTGGTTCAGCCGTAGGTGCGTACCAAATTAACGTTGGTCTAGACACTACCGTACTGGGTTCTGGGTGGAGCGCAGGAACGTGGGGCCGTGGTGGGTGGGGTTCCACCTCGGACTTAACCGTTCAGGGCGTCACGTTACGCATTTGGAGCCACGACAACTTTGGTGAAGACTTATTAATAAATGTTAGAGATGGTGGTATATACTATTGGAAGAAATCAAATGGATTGAACAACCGTGCGGTTTTACTTTCTGGTCTATTAAACGCCAACAAAACTCCGACTGTAGCCAAGCAAATACTTGTTTCGGACAAAGACAGGCATATTATAGCGTTTGGCTGTGACCCTGAAACGGCCATTGGCACACAAGACCCCCTACTTATTCGGTTTAGTAGCCAAGAAAGTCTGACTGATTGGGGCGCTACAGCCACCAACACTGCGGGTGATTTAAGAATTGGCGCGGGGTCTGAAATTATAACCGCAGTAGAAACTAGGCAGCAAGTTTTGGTGTTTACAGACGTGTCTTTACACGCCATGCAGTTTTTAGGACCGCCTTTTACGTTTGGTATAAACACGGTTTCTGAAAACATTACTACCGCAAGTCCTTTGTGCGCCGTAGCTGTCAATGACAGCGTTTTTTGGATGGGAAGAAAAGAGTTTTATGTCTATGCTGGTGCGGTAAAGCGGCTTCCTTGCACGGTCAGAGATTATGTTTTTTCGGATTTTAATGAAAACCAAATAGAAAAAGTTTCGGCGGCAACTAACACTGCTTTTTCAGAAATCTGGTGGTTTTACCCCTCTGGAAACAGCGAAGAAAATGATCGTTATGTTGTGTTTAATTACGAGCAACAAATATGGTACTACGGCAATCTAGGCCGCACTTGCTGGATAGACCGAGGCGTTGACGAGCTACCTGTAGCCGCAAGCTCTGACCACTATCTTTATGAGCAGGAAAGCGGATTTGACGACGGTAGCACTGCGCCAGCAACAGCGTTATTGGCGCACATAGAAAGCAGCCAGATAGATTTAGGTGACGGAGATCAGTTTGCGTTTTTGTCCAGAATTATCCCTGACATAACTTTCCGAGATTCCACAACAACTAATCCGGCAGTGACCTTTACACTAGGCGTTAGAAACTTCCCGGGTGGCAACTATTTGCATACCGATGCGAACACGGTAGAAAAAACGTTTTCGACGCCTGTAGAGCAATTTACAAAAGAGATTAGAACCCGTTTACGTGGAAGATCGTTTAACTTAAAGATAGCCAACACCGGAACAGAAACTGCTTGGCGGCTAGGAACGCCCAGAGTTGAAGTTAGACCAGACGGTAGGCGTTAATGTCTAGAAATCTAGTCCGCCCGTTTTTCCCGATTCCTCCGCAGGGGTACGAGCAATCGTACTTTAATGAAATTATTCGGTCTTTTGCGGTATATTTAGACCAAATGCAAAACCCCGGGGAGGGTAGACACACTGATTTAGTTCTAACCGACTTGCAAAGCAATGATTCGGGTTTAGAAGAAGGTTCTATTTTTGTTGTTGATGGTGTTTTAAGAATACCGTTACCTTTTGAACCGTTTCCCGCGGGTGTTTTAGGAAATGGTTTGGTTGGCACCGTGACGGTGACCACATGATAAATACATGGAAAAGTTTTAATCGGTCTGATACAGTGCAGACCAAAGGGGCAGTCTAATGCAAGAACAGATGTATATTCCCGAGGGTGGTGTAGCGTCCTTCTTAACCTCTAATATGGATGAAATGCCGGACAACGTTTTGGCGTTTGGGCAAGCCCGCGGTATTAACTCTATGGACGGCGTTGCAAACCGCATGGCTCAAATGGGCCGCAACGGTGATACGGAGATGGCTCACGTTAATCGTGACGAGATTATTATAGACCGGAACATGGCCCGCGATCCGCGGATCAGGAACGCTATGGCGGAGGTCTTTCAAGAAAATGATTTAGACATGGCGCGTTATACTGTCGGCAACGACGCCAATTCGATTAACCCATACACTGGTCAGCGCGAGTTCTTTTTAAAGGGAATTATTAAGGGCGTTAAGAAGATCGTTAAGGCGGCTGCGCCTATTGTTATTCCGTTGGCTATGAACGCTATTTTCCCCGGAATGGGTGCGTTAGCTTCGGGCTTTATTGGTTCAGGCATTAGTTCTCTTGCGCAGGGCAATA